CCACATCGCTAGAAAGTCCTGCAATGGGATATGGTTCTGCTGTTAAAGTAGAAGAAGGTATTTACTTTGTCAATGGTTACTTCGTCCGTTGTGATGAAGAATTACTAGTTATTGATGAATATTATAACAAACCATCTGCAAAGGTTGGTTTTACAATTAAAGAAGAGATTGTAACACCTGAAGAAGATGCATCTCTTTATGATAATGCAATTGGTTCATCTAACTATACTGCACCTGGAGCACATAGACTAAAGATTAGTCTAAAGTTAAAAGAGTTTGCTCTAAATGCAATTACTGATAAAAATTTCATTCAATTATTGAATGTTACTAGAGGACAAATCAGAAGTAAGATTTCCTCTACAGATTTTAGTGTATTAGAACAAACATTAGCACGCAGAACTTTTGATGAGTCTGGTGACTATGTTGTTGATAATTTCTCTGTAGATATCAGAGAGTGGGCACAGAAAGATGGTAACAAAGGTCTTTATGCTGCAGACGAGTTTGGTCTATACAATGGATATGATGTTGGAACATCTGCTAGAAAGATGGTTGCTAGTATCGGTCCTGGTAAAGCATATATTAAAGGATACGAGATTGTCAATAAAGAGACCAAGTACCTTGAAATCAATAAAGCTAGAGAAAGTCTTTCTTCAGATAACGTAACTCTCAAATCAAGAGGTCTTCCATCTTATAGTATCACAAACGTATATGGTAGCGTTCCTCTAAACAAAGAAGGATCTGACTTAACTGCATATCCTGATGTATTCTTATACAACACATTTAATGATGGATCTATTGGTCTAAACAATACAGAACTATCTACAGATCATAGACAAACAATTAATAGAAGAGGTCTAACCTTTACTCCTAATGATGGTATCAAAACTATCACCTTGCAGATTACAAGTCCAACAACTTTAATTGGTGCTGTAACTGATACTACATTCCAAACACAATTTGGAACACTTTACTACATCAAAACAAGAAGTGACTTAGGAACTCCAACCGCTGTTGGTTCTTTCAAAACTCTTTCTTTTGCTACTTCTAACAAACCATTAATCAATCCATCTGAGTCTGTACAGTTCTTAGAACTAACTGTTTTTGGTCCTAAGAATGAGTTAGAAGCATTGCTGGTTGAGTATGATCTTTCTGATAATGAGAACAAGAGAAGAATTTATCTAACAGAATCGGATGCATCCTCTTCTGCTAATGAATTTGGTCATATTGTTGACTATGCTTCTACTATCACTCCAGTAATTGGTAAAGCTAAACCAAATAACTTCTTCTTGAAGAAGAGAGGTGATGGTTTCAATTCTGACTCTGATATTGTACTATCCAGAGGTCGTCTTGCTGCTGGAACTAATGCATACAATGCAACATTTGGTTTATCTTATTTTGATCCACAGTTCTTTACCAAGATTACCTTAGAAACTACTCCATTAGGATATGATGAAGGTAAGTATGTATTTGGTGTTGATAGTGGAGCATATGGTGTCGTAGAAGGAACTCCTTCTGGAGTCTACACTACAGGAACCATTCTTTTTGTCAAGACATTATCTGGTAGATTTTTACCAGGAGAAACAATTAGAGATGAAGATGGAAATACTGTAAGGATTGCTAGAGAAAATACCATCTCTCATTTCATCGTTCAAAATAGAGGTCTTGGTTATGCAGATGGTGTAACTTTACTAATCAATGGTCTAGAATATGATAGTGCTAAAATTGAAATCCTCAAGAGCACTGATGGTAAAATCTACAAAGCATCTGTCGCAAATAGATCTGCAGTAAGTGTTGAGTATGCTCAACCACCTGCAGTAACTGCTAAGAACCCTGATGCTGCAGGTGCTCCTAACGCTGCCGCTGCTGTTGTTCCTGTTTTATACAGAGATACAGTTACAACATATACTCCACAGAATGTCAAGTCTGTTGGTTGTTCTTATGGATCTGGAAATGCAAATAGTTTCTCTGCAGACGTTGTAGTCGATAGTCAGCAGAATTCTGATATTTCTACCGTAACTGATTACACATTCTTCGGAAGTCAAGGATCTTCTTTTGTAGAATCTACTAGCTTTAGTGCTGATGCATCTAATTTTGTACAGCAAGGAGATCTAGTTCAATTCTCTGATGATAACAACAACCTAGTAAGAGCAGTTGTACAATATGCTACTAAACAAGAGGGAGCATATAAATCTAGAATTTATTTTGATACTGTTCTTCCAGGACCTGTTACTAATGCAAGTATTGTAAGATTGCGTGCAAAAGTAGACAATTCTACAAGTGGCACACTATTATTCGCTACTGGAAGCAAACAGATTTCTCAAGTTTCTGCTGGTGGTGATGACACTAAGATCAAGTATTATTTCCGTAGAGATTTTGTAACTACTGCATCTAGTGGTGGTGGCATTATTACCTTCGCTGCACAGTTACCATTTGGTACACAAAGATTTGCTAGATTCTCTGAAGAGAACTACATGATTACTGTTCTTGATCCAGGTGATGCACCTGATATTATTAAGGGAGATATTATTTACCTAGAAGAAGATGATGTAGAAATCACATCTTCTACAGATACAGCTAGTGGTCTAACGTCTGGTAGTATCAGTCTTCAGTTGCCATCTACTTACTTTGGTAATATTCCAAGTAACGGAACGTTCCCCAAACTTAAGTTGACTGCAACTCTTGAAGTTGAGAATGCAAAACCAAGACTTAAGACTGTAGTTAGAAACAAGAGAATCACAGTTACATCTGCTGGTGACCGTGTTGTACCTCTTAGAGGAACAGATTATGATACAGAAGTTGTAGAAATTCTATCATACTCTGATGCATTTAAACTCAGATATGTTTATGAAGGAACTTCTTCACAACCACCTCAGATTGATACTGCAGGTAACCTAATCTCTGGTACTGATGTAACATCTAGATATACATTTGATAGTGGACAAAGAGATACTTTGTATGATGTCTCTCGTATTGTTCTAAAACCAGGATTTGAAGAAACTACTGGTCAACTTGTAATTGCATTTGATTATTTTGAACATTCTCAAGGTGACTTCTGCACTATTGATAGCTACTTACACGAAGCAGGTGTTGGCGAAGATGAAATTCCTACATTCAATTCTTCTGTACTAGGAATTACCGAACTCAAGAACGTTATTGACTTTAGACCTAAGGTAGATAGCACTGCTATCATTCCTGGTTTCCTTGATACTGCAACTCTAGAAAGAACTCAAGGTTCATTTGCTGGTGCTGGTGCAGTTATTTCTGCAAGTCCTGCTCCTGATCTAAACTTAGAGTATACATTCTCCTTTAGTCAAAAGCAATACTTGGATCGTATTGACGGTATTTTCTTAGATAGAAAAGGTAATTTCATTGTCAAGGAAGGTAACTCTTCTCTCAACCCATCTAAACCAGATCCTATTGAGGATGCTGTACCTCTCTTCTATGCACACATTCCTGCATTTACGAAGACAAGCAAGGATGTAAGAATTACTCCAGTTGATAACCGTCGTTACACCATGCGTGACATCGGTAAACTAGAGAAGCGTATTGAGCGTCTTGAGTATTATACCACACTTAGCATCCTAGAGCAGCAAGCTCTTAACATGCAAGTCAAAGATGAAATTGGACTTGATAGATTTAAGTCTGGATTCTTTGTTGATAACTTCGAGGCACATAAAGTTGGTAACCTCACATCAGCAGATTATCGTTGTGCTGTTGATTCTCAGCAATCAGTATTACGACCACAATCTAAAGAAGATTCCATTAAACTAGTAGAACTTAACACCAGACAAGATCAAAGATCTGTTGCTGGATATCAAAAATCTGGAGAAATGGTAACGTTACCATATTCCCCACTAACTCTATTGGGTAATGACTTTGCATCTGGAACACTCAATCCAAATCCATTTGTTGTTTTACAATATGTTGGTGATGGTGAGTTATCTCCTTCTATTGATCAATGGTATGATCAAAGTGAAGAACCAGTTGTCGTAGATACAAATACAGATCTCTTCAATATTTTCTTAGCTAAGGAAGATGTTAAAGAAAGTCTATCAAGTCTACATAACTCTTTCATTGTTAACTGGGTAGGTGCTTCTTCTTCGTTCACCACAATTAATTCTCTTGGAGAAGTTAATTCTCAAATTGCAGCAACATCTGTTGCATCTGCATCTGTAGGAAGTTCCTCCAATATCAGTCCACAGAATAATGAGGTTGGTAAAGGTGTTCAAACCAAAAATGTTGGTGACAATGTAGTTTCAACATCACTAGCTTTCTTTGCAAGAAGTGTTCCTGTTAAGTTCAAAGTTGGTAGAATGAAACCAAATACTAGAATTTATGTTTACCTAGAAGGTAGAGATATTTCTAGATGGGTCAATCCAGATTTAAGATACACAGGTATCGCTGGTAACTCTTTGTCTGCATTCAATGGTGCTGTTACTACAGATGAATATGGAAATGCATCTGGTCTAATTATTCTCCCTGCTGGCGCACCACCTGAGCAAAATGCAACATGGGGTGGAGATGTTGATACAGTATCGTATGATTCTTCTGGAGAAGAACTTAACTTTACTACTGGTCCACTAACATTCAGATTTACTTCTAGTGCAACTAATGAAGCAAAACTTGGTGTAGATTCTTACACTGAAGTTAAGTATTATGCAACTGGTATTCTTCCAGAGAATCCTTCTAGCATTGTATCTACAAAACCATCCACATTCAAATCCAATGAGGGTGTTCAGTTCATTGAAAGTAATACTGACAATCCTATTAGACCAAATCCTCTTGCACAAACATTTAAAGTTGAAAACTTAGATGGTGGTTGCTTTATTACTGGTCTTGATCTCTACTTCAACAAGAAGAGTACAAACATTCCAGTCAAAACATACATCACTAATGTAGATGCAGAAAAACCTGCTAAGAATATTGTTCCTGGATCTGAGAAGACTCTATCACCAAATACTTTCCTTAAGTGTTTTGCTAGTGGTAATATGTCAGTTCTCAAAGGAGAAAACGTAACTGGTGCATCTTCTGCTGCTTCTGGTCCTATCCTCAAGATCTTTGATAAGAACAATGTAGAACTAGTAGCTACTGCATCTGGTAGATACAGTCTTACCAACGAACAAGTTTATACAGTTGTTCTTAGCAACCACAATGGTAAATCCTTCATTCCAAATGAAGATCTAATTATCCCATCAGTAACTCTTTCTAATGCAACTGATGGTACAGATTTTGTTCTTGCTGTTGCTAAAAATAGCGGTAAACTATCTGACATCAGAATTACAAATCCTGGTCTCAATTATGATAGTGCAATTATCAGTATTGAAAGTCCACAACTTCCTGGCGGTTCTACTGCAACTGCAAGAATTGAAGTATCTGGTGGAAAGATCTATAACGCTGAAATTTCTCTACCTGGATTTGGATATACAGAAGCACCTTCTGTTGTTGTTAAGGGTGTTGGTAATGGTGCTGGCGGTTGTGAAGTTCAGACTTTCATCGAGATTGACACACCTGCAGTTAGAATGGGCGTAGCTACTGATCAAACAGGAGTAACCCAATCTACTACACCTACACACTTTGCATTTGATTATCCTGTATATCTACAGAATGATACCGAGTATGCACTTGTAGTCGAAACTGATTCTATTGATTATGAACTATGGTCTTCCAAGTTAGGGGAAACCGACATCGCTACAAGTACGGTCATCACAACTCAACCATCTCTAGGTTCGGTATACCGTTCTCAGAATACCGAAAGTTGGACTGAAGATATCTTTGAGGATCTTAAGTTTACTATGTACCGCGCTGAGTTTGATACCACAAGACCAGCAGAACTACTTCTCAAGAATGGCAATCTTGGTTATGAACTCTTGGATGCAAATCCATTTGAGACTAACGCAAGTGCTAATACTAACTCTACATCCAAACTATTCAAGAATAACAATTCCATTCTCAAAGTAAATCATAGAGATCATGGATTTGAAGATGGTGGAGATTCCTATGTATTCTATAGAACTGCATTAGAGACAGGTGGTATTACATCTTCTATCTTAAATAGCACTCTGTTCCAAGTATCTAATTCAGGTATTGATTCATATAATATCACGTCTAGCTCTCAGGCAGCAGGAAATGCTACTGGTGGTGGAACAGTTGTATATGCATCTAATAATAGAAAGTATGAAACTCTATATCCACAAGTTTCTTATCTGTCATTCACTGGTACTACTCTAAACACAGAAGTTAAGACAACTAATGTTGTTCCTGTAGATTCTAACACTACAAATTATACTTCTTATTCTCAGACAGAATACGAAAAAACCTTCTTAAATGAACCACATTATTTTACTAATCAAAAATTTGTTGCTTCTAATATCAACGAAACTTTGAATAATATTTCTGAGTCATTAACATACAAGATGACTCTACAATCTACTGTGTCTCATTTAAGTCCAATTATTGATCTTTCTAGTGCTACTGTTAAGACAGTAACAAATAGAATTGAAAATGCTACTGGACAAGAAGATAGATTTGGTAGAAGAGATCAAGTTATTGAATTCTATCCTGTTTATCAGTTTAATCTTGCTGGTAATGGTGGAACTGATCTACAAGCAGATCAAACAATCAAGGGTCTTACTACTAAGACAACTGGTACTATCGCAAGAGTTGATGGTCAAGTTGTTTACGTTAGAGTTAAAACTTCTCAATTCTTCCAGAAAGGAGAGACAGTAACATTAGGAAATCAATTAGGTCTTACAAGTGTAACTGTAGACTCCAATCCATCTCAAGTCTTGTTTAGTATTGATGATGCTGCAACTATTGTAGCACGTAATCCAAATGTAATGCTTGAGACATACGATAACATCATTACTGGTAAGGCAACAATCTGGAATAGTCAGACACAAAAGCTAACTCTAAGAACCGATGTACAACCTATCAATGATAACTTCACTGATAGAATTATCGACAATGTTCTATACAATAGAAATGCAGTTACTGCAGATCAACTTGCAGACATCTTCCGTGTAGGAGACTTTGTTAAGTATCCTAATCAACCAGATGAAGAGAAAGCATATCTAGAAGTTGGCAAAGTAACTTATACTAATGGTTTAGACTTCGTTGCTGAAGATACATCTAAGAATGGATCTGCTGTTGCTAAGTATGTAACTAAAGAAGTTTCTATTACAAACCCAGCTACTGCAATTGATGTACATCTACTTGCAAATGTCAAGGATATTTCTAACCTAGAAGTATTCTACAAGTTCAAGAAAGCATCTAGTCAAGAAAACTTTGAAGATATTGATTGGATCTACTTCAATAAAGAAGGAGAACCAGACACATATGAAATTGCAACTAGCGAGAACACAATTTCTGGAATCGTAGAGAAGCAATCTGCATACCAAGACCTTAAGTATAGTGTAGCAAATCTACCAGAATATTCATCTTTCGCAATCAAAATTGTGATGAAAGGTGTAGATCCAGCATACGTTCCTAAGGTTCAGGACATCCGTGCTGTTGCTGCATTCTAATTTCCGCATATGGACTTTGTGAAAGTTGATGGACATGATGGTCTCGTAAGAGACCAAAACACTGGTGCCATCTTGAATTTGGACGATTCTGCTATAGCTGCAAGGAGGAAATCCATGCAGCTAAGTTCCGCATTGGACGACATAAATACATTGAAGAATGAAGTCTCTGAACTCAAGTCACTACTGCACGGATTAATCAAAAATGCCAGCAATTAACGTATCCAAAACTGATACCTTTGAGTCTCAAAGGCAGAAGATCAATCAAATAAGCACTGCTCTCTTCAACGTCACATCTGGTGGCAGTGACTTATCTACAGGTAATCTACAACTAGGAGACGGTCTAGTTGGAAATCCGTCACTTAAGTTTAGTACAGACACACAGTTAGGTATCTACAAAGCTGGTATTAAAACCTTAGGGTTTGTTAATAGCGGTAAGAAAATTATTGACTTTAAGTTATCAGAACTTACTGCTTATCAAGATTTTAATATTCAACAAAGAAAACTAGCACAATCGCTAGTTACTTTGGTTAGTGGTGGTAGTGGATATGATCCTGGTACATATACAGCAGTTCCTCTAATTGGTGGTACAGGACAAAATGCTACAGCAGACATTGAGGTCTTAGCATTTGATGGTTCTATTACCAATGCTGGTTCTGGTTATATTGCAGGTGATTATCTAACAATTCCTCTAGCAGATGGCAATGGCACTGGAGCAACTGCTAGCTTTACGATCACTGCTCTAGAAGGAAGCATCACTCAAGCGGGTGCTGCATACTTCCCAGGAACTTATACCTCAGTACCACTTACTGGTGGAAATGGTAGTAATGCAGAAGCGGATATCGTAATTGATGGTACATCAACACCTGCTGGAACGATCACCAATGCTGGTACTGGATACACTGACGGTGTATATTCACAGACCTCTTTCTTCAACGAACCAGTTCAAACATTTGTTGTTACTTCTGTAGCTAACCCTAATGCAGGTAATCCAGGAGAACCTGCAGAGGTTTACAATATCGATGGTGTAATTCAACCACAACTAACATTAGATATTGGTAACACATATCGATTTGATCTATCAGACTCTTCTATCCAAGGACAAAATCCAGGTTTAGCAGGAAGTGATCATAGAATGACCTTCCAATTGGCGAATGGATCTTCCATTGATTTCCAAGATAAGTTTGAATTCTTTACCGCTGGCACCCACGGTCAACCAGGATGCTTTACTGATGTTGTAATGAAACCTGATTGCAACACAGGTGCTCAAATTGTTCGCTATGACTGTGCAAACCATCCAGGAATGGGTCCTGCAGGTGGTAATATCACCCTACAAGACACATCAACCTACACTTACTATGGTTGGCAAGGTTTTGCTGATATCACCGTCTCTGGAGGCGTAGTCACTGATATTCTTTGGACCAATCCAGGTGTAACTTATAAGGTTGGAGATAGACTACAAGCTCCATACGTTAACATTGGTGGAACAGGATCTGGTTTCTTATACACAATTAATAGCGTAACTAATACAGGTGTTGTTGATAGTGTAACAATCACCGTTGACGGAACTGGATATCAAGTTGGTGATGTACTTAGCGTAGCTGATTCTAACGTAGGTAACGGTGGTGGTGCTGGTTTCCAGTTTACAGTTACTAATGTTCCTGGTGATCTTACCAATTTTGTTCTCAATGAAAGAGGATCTGGATATCAAGTTGGCGATGTATTAGGACTACCTAAACAAATTTCTAATCAGTCTGTATATCTACCTGGAACCTCCGCATCATTTGCTACTACTCTAAGCACAAGTAGTGCTCAAATTACAATTTCAGATACATCTAGTCTGGTAGTAGGTCTAAGCGTACAGCAGGGTGCTGGTGATGTTGGAAGTTTGGATCAGGCAACCACTATCGCATCGATTGATAGTGCAACACAATTAACACTATCAGCAAATCCACTCGTAGCTGGTGCTGCTAATCTAACATTCTCTACTGCAAATCCAAACGAACTTACTCTTACAAGCACAGCAGGACTTTCTATTGGATATAGAGTAGAGAAAGTAAGTGGTACAGGTGTACTAGTAGCAAATACAACGATTGCTAACGTAGACAGTGCTACAACTGTCACACTATCTGATGCTCCAACTGCTCTCGGACCTACTGTTGTTAATTTCGTTCCTGCATTTGGTGATCCTGCAGATGATTTTACATATACAATTGATACTCTTGGTGAAGTAGGAAGTTTCACTCTAGTAGATGTAGGTAATGGTTATTCTCCAAACGATGAGTTTACAGCAAATGCTGGTGATCTAACTCAACCTATCACTTATCCAGTAACGGTTAAAGACGTTCAAAAGATTACTCCAATTGAAACTATTGCTGGTACAGCAATTACCACTACTGACACATTAGAGGAGTTAGCTGGAGATATTACCAATATTTCATTTACTGGTGGCGATATCACTCCAACTGTAACTGGTCCTCTTGCTTGTAACTGTGTACAAGGACAATTTACCGCAACTCTTGCAGATACTACTGGCATTAGTGTTGGAGACCTAGTATCAGAAGATTCAAGTGGCAACCTTGCAATTGATGTTACTGTTGCATCTGTTGATAGTGCAACTCAAGTAACATTATCCGCAGCATTCCTAAGCACTGCAAGCATTAACCTAACATTTACATCAGATGAAGCAGGATCATTTACTGGTGTTGCATCTACAACTGCTGGTGGTGGTAGTGGTGCTACATTTGATGTAGAAAGAAGCAGCAGTGGTTTAATCATTGGTGTAACTCTTAATGCTGCTGGTCTTGGATACTCTGATGGCGACACTCTAACAATCGCTGGTAACTTGATTGGTGGAGCTACACCTGCAAATGATATTACAGTTACTGCAGATACAGTAAATGCTGCTACCGCAGTTACTATTCTGGATATTGTTTTAGACGGTAGTGGAAATATTTCTACGATTCTACTTGAAGTAGATCAAGCAACATTATTCACTTCTGGAAATACATTTATTAAGACTGGTGCTGCTGGTACACAATACACAGTTGATACTGCATCTACTCTCCAATACAGATTCTTAATTGACGTTGGATCTGGACCACAGATTACTCCTGCTTGGACAATTTACGTCGGTAATACATATAGATTTGATTTAAGTGATAATAGCGTATCTGGTCACCAATTTGCTCTCAGTCAATTTAGAGATGGACCATATGCTCCAAGTTTAGTAGAGAACGTTAGCACAACATTAGATGTAGCTAGTTTTACTTTAACTGTAGCATCTACTACAGGTATGCAAGTTGGAATGCTTGTTTCTGTAATTAGCGGTGACGGTGTATTAGCATCTGATACAAGAATTGTTTCTATTGATAGTGCTACTCAAATAACTATCTCTCTCCTTCCAGAAACAGCAGGTGCTGCAGTTGTTAATATCTCTGGTGTTGAATATACTGACGGTGTAGAAAGAGGTAATGATTATCTTGATCTAACTGTTACTTCCGCAACTCCAAATCTTTACTACTTCTGTGATTCTGGCGCTGGACACGAAGATGAGGGTGGTGAAGATAATCAAGAAGCATTAATTACCATTGATCCTAATAACCCTAAAGTATTTGGTAGTGGATTACTTCTAAGAGCTACGGATATTTCTTCCATCAACATTGTCACGATGGAAGTTCTCACTGGTCAAGTATCAGTTGCTGACATCGTAGCTACAGAAGGAACCATTGATACTCTCAGTGCTCCAGATCTATCATCTGATACTGTTGCTGCAGCAACTAGTGTTACAACTCCACTTGTTTCAAATGGAACTACAGGAGCATTAACACTAACAGGAACATCAGTTATTTCAACTAATGATTTCACAGTTGGTGGTTTTGCTGTAACTCAGGCAGATGGCAATGTTGTTACTTCTGGTGAACTCAAGACTACAAACAAACTCAATGTAAACGATAACGTATTCATTGAAAATAATGTTATCTCTACCGATGCTGGTAGTGATCTAGTTCTATCTGCACCTACTGGTAAGGTCACCAAGGTTACTGGTTTTGGTTCTATCAACATTCCTGCTGGTTCAACTGCACAACGTCCTGGTGCTGCTTCTGCTGCAAACGGATCTATCAGATATAACACAGATAGCAATCAGTATGAAGGTTATAGTGCTTCCACTTCTTCTTGGTCTTCTCTTGGTGGTATTAGAGACCTAGATGGTAACACATACATTACTGCAGAACTTTCTATTGGTGCTAATGATAACACACTTTGGTTCTACAATGATGGAGCTAATACTGTTAAGTTTACACCAAACGAATTAGAATTCAGAACTAACAAGACTATCAAGTCTGCTAACACTGCTGCTCCTGCATTTACTGATTGGATTGCAAATGCTCCTGTTCTAGTCGGTGCATATCTTAAGCATAAAAACAATCTATATGAAGTAACCGTAGCTGGTACAACTGCTACAAGTGGTAATGAACCTACTCATACAAGTGGTGCTTCAACTAATGGTACTTGTACATTAACTTTCTGGGGTCTTGCAGTTGCACCACTAACATTTGTTGACGTTGAAGAAATTAGATTAGACCCATTAGGTTCTTCTCCTCTTGTAATCAACGGAGATTTAAGACTAAGAGACAATATCATTAGCACAGATCTAAATGATCTTATCTTACAACCTAACGCTGGTAAGAAAATTGTATGTAATACAAACACCACATTAGCAGTTCCTGCTGGTACTGATGCTGATAGAGGTGCTGCAATTCAAGGTGGTATCAGATTCAATACAACTGCTAGTCAGTTTGAGGGTTATGATGGAACTAACTGGGGTTCTCTTGGTGGTGTCAAAGACGTTGACCAAAATACTTACATTATTCCTGAGACTGCTCCTGGTGCAAACGAGAACATCTTGTACTTCTACAATGATGGAACCAACACGATGCGTCTCACTGCATCTGCACTCGAATTCTACTCTGTAGATACTATCATCTCTAGCACATCTGGTGAGTTTGAGATTACAGCAGGATTGATGACATTCGACAATGCTGAAACAACTCTTGATAACACTCAAACAGATAGAACATTCTTACATTCCAGTAAGCAATACTTTGACCTAGGTCTTTCTGGTGGTTTATCAGTTGACCCAGTTCTCAGACTTGATAATCAAGGTGATGTTTATTTCAACACCACATTTGGTACAGGCAACTTTACTGGAGTTAAAGTTTTTGATGGAGATCTTAAGGAGTTTGAACTTGCAGACACCAAGATCCTAACTGAAAAAATTACTCTAACTAAGGGTTCTGCAAATACAGGTGGATCTGATATCTACGATGCTACGGCAGCGGTAGGAGCTAAAACAGTTGTAGTTGCTGAGAACTTAAATAATAATGATAGAGAATTCTTTGAGTTTGGTATTATAGATAATGGAACAGACATCTTCCATACAGAGTACGGTAATGTCAGAACAGGACAACAATTAATTGTCCCTACGTTCGAGAGAACATCTGGTAATCTTGCCAGAATCAATTTTGAAGTTGGCACAGACCTAACTACTGGTCATCAAATCGAGATCACTATCGTATCTACCGTTACTAAGAAATAAAAATGGCAACTACAACCGAAAAGTTTGATTCTAAAGGCGGGTATGCCATTGGCAAAACCGTCATCGTTGATGAACTCAGGAATGGAAAAGATTTCAACTCTCTAGAAGTAAAGAATAGACACTTTACGGATAGTCACACAACTCATTATATTTTAAGAGGTCTAAACACTTCTACTCTTGACTTGGATGGATTGGGAACTAAAATTCCCATCGAAAACAACACCCTTAATTTTATCACAGGAAACATCATTGCTGTAAATGATTCGGGAACTGTATATGCTGTTAAGTTTGAGACTGCGGTCTCATGTGATAGTGCTGGTAATGTAACTGTTATGTCTAGTTTCCAAACGGTAATTAAAGACGATATTCCATCAGGTGAAACGTGGAGTATCGAACCAACTGGTGGAACTAACGTTTTTAGCTATAACACTGTTAGAGCTGGTACTACTGCAACTATTAAGTGGGTTTCATCTACCGAAATTATTAGTATCGCCTGGGCGTGATGCTAAATATACAATAGGAAAAAAGTCAAGGGCACGGGAACACCATGAGTTTTCATATTAATTCCGATAAAGAGAAAATTAGGGGCGTCAATCCTAAACTCATCGGTGATAATGAAGCTACGATTAGAATCGGCACAGGAGCAGACGAAAAAGAAGTCTTGCGAACTGAGCTAGATTCTACTACGCAATTACCCCGTGTCGGTATTAACCGAACTGGACAAAGAGTTAACAATATTGTCCTACAAACAGCAGGTACAGGATATACTGTAAACCCAACAGTTACTATCGGACCTCCTAACACTCCTGGTGGTGTTCAAGCACTTGCTTCCGCATTTATTTTTAACGGCAAAGTAACTACAGTTGCTGTTAACAATCCTGGTAGTGGTTATACACAAGCACCTCTTGTAACTATCTCAGAGGGTGGTGGTCAAGGTGCTACTGCAATCGCAGAACTTGATACCGTTGATTACGAACTTGATATTAACGGTGCTATTAGAACATCTACGTCTATCATTTCTGATACGGCGAGAATTCTAAACTTGGATATCGATAACTTCGTTACTCCAAATGCTGAATTCAGGGGTCCTAACCTGAAGACCTATATGAATAACACAGGAACACTGTGGTCTTCCAATGTTATTCTACAACAAAATCAATACAGATATTTTGGTGCTAACGTTTATCAGGCACTGAATACTGGACAAACTGGATCCGAAGCACCTGAACATACTGACGGTATTGTCAAAAATGGTGAAGTTGACTTCAAACACATTGGTTTCCGTGTAAATGATCCAAACGCATACAAGTATAATGAGACAGGTGCTGCTGGAGAATTCCCACGTTCTATTACACCTCTACTAGGTGATAGATCTGACAAGATTGCTACTACAGAATACGTCCTCAACCTAGCAACGAATGACGTTGGTGGTCGTATTTACGTTTCAGCACAGATTGGTTCTGACCTAAACGACGGTCGTTCTGCTGTAAACCCAGTTAGAACAATTAAAAAGGCAGCACAGGAAGCATGGAAAACTCCTGGCGTCAAAGAAACTATTATCGTTTCTGGTGGAGACTATGTAGAAGATAACCCAATCTCTCTACCACCAGATTGCTCGGTTGTTGGTGATAACTTACGTCTGGTAATTATCAGACCTGCCAACCCTGGCAAACACATCATGAAGTTCGGTGATAAGAACTATGTGATTGGTGTTACTTATCGTGACCAAATTGATTCCAATGGCGACGCAGTTGCTACTTGGGACTTTGCTATGGTCTTTGACGATAAGCAAAGAGTAATGGTCGATCTCGAAGCTAATGGTGACTTTGGAACAACGTTCCCAGTTGGTCATCAAATCTTCGGACCACAGCAGTTCCGTGTTACTTTCCAGAACAATACAGGTCTTGCTACATTAGTATCTAATTTAACTGTAAAGGGTGTTAACACTGGTTCTAGAGCAAAGGTTATTGACGTAGCATTTGCAACTACAACAGGTGCTAGTGCATATGTAAATGGTACTATTGATGTTCTCCTACAATCTGGTTCTTTCGTTGAAGGTGAGCAATTCTCATACATCACATCTGCTGGTGCAGGTGCTGCATACAATTTAACTGCAACAGAACAGAGAGGTGATAATACTCTAAGATTAACTACAGATCCAACAGGTACTATTCCTGGTGGTACAGTTGTTCAAATTGTAGCGACCCCTTCCAGTGGCACACCATTTACTGGATTCTATGAAGTTGCTACTATTGATACTACACAGTCTGCAAGTAATATCTGGGATGTAACTTTTGTTCCAATTCTAAATGCTCCATCCTGGAGTGGAAATGGAATTGCTGGAACATATACTATTAATCAAGCTACACCACAAACAGAAACGATCGACACGACTAAGATTAAGTCGATTCGTGCTGAGGGTGAGGTTGTATCGGTAGACGAAGATTATACCACAACTCTACCTATTTCTAGAATTGATTTCTCCTTACAGGGAGATCCAAGCATTGCAACTGGTGGTTTCCAGAGTGCTCAGTTTGGTAATGCAGAAGACCTTGGTGGTATTGTATTCTACACTAACGCACTAGTTGGTAGAACTAATACACATGACTTCAAAGAAGGTCAAGAAATTTTACTCGAAAACTTACCAACATCTAATCCAGATCTTTCGTTCCTTAACGGAAAACAAAGAATTTACAAGGTCATTGAAGACGCTGATGGTCGTTGCAGAAGATTTGTTATTCCTAAGAAAGTTCCATCTATTACAGATGCAAACTTAGATCCAGGTCAATTTGCAACCGTCAAGAGTTTCTCTAAAGTAGTTACTCTATCCCTACTCAACTCTCCAAACACATTCCCTCTATCTACACCTGTAGAAAGAAGATTCCAAGATGCTTGCACATTCTTACGCAACAACAGAGAGTTTATTGCAGATGAAGTTGTAGGAAGAATCAATAGACAATTTGCTAAAGATTACTATCAAGTATCTGAAATTACTGGTGGCGGAGATACATTCAAAGTATTCTTAGGTCAGACTCCAGTAACTCATACTTATGTTTCTGGTGGTACAGTTAAATTTGAAAATACAACTGTAAACATTACTGGTTTTGTTTACGATAATGCAAACACTGGATATGCAACTATCACAGTTGATACTGCACTAACAACTCTAGTAGATGATGACACTGTTAAGCTAGCAGATATTCTACTGTCATGTGAAGCTGGTCAAAAGACTTATCCTTCTTACAGTTCTCCAACTAGTGGAAATAATACTGGAAGCGATGGTGATGAACAGTGCCGTCAAGATGTTATCCACTTTGTCAATGCTCTTATTAGAGACTTGGAATTTGGTTCCAACTTCAACATCATTGAAGCAGCGAAGAAGTATATTGTTGGTGGAGACATTGCATACATCAAAGATGAGATTGTTCAGAACTTCCGTGCTATTGAATATGCACGAGAGCTTTGCATCTATGCAATGAGAAACTGGAGAACTGGCAACGGCACTCCAACAGATCCAATTTATACACCAGTATATTCTACTGTACCAAGATACTTTGATGATACTGTAATTACATCTACAGCATTATTAAATGCAGATGGAACTCCAAATAATACTGGTTTTGCTTGTAACGATGTAAGATCTGCAATTGATACTCTTGCATTCCTCTGGGTTGATGTTATCACAAAGAACCAGAGTGGAACTTATCTAGATGCAGCATACCTAATTGAAAGAAACAAGCATCTTATTGCTGATCAAGCACTCCGTGATACACTCGGTCAGTTCCCACTATTTGCGCTTGATAATACAAACGAGAGAAAGTGTAAGAGAGACATTGCTATTACACTAAGTAATCTAGCAAAAGACCTTTGCTTTGGTGGTAACGAGAATATTGTTGCTGCTGCCGAAAGTTACTTTACCTCTACTGCTCTAACTGGAATTCCAGAAGCACAAAGAGCAGAAACAGTTTATGCATATCAAAGAGCTAAGACATATGCTATCGCAGCAATGCGAAATTGGAGTGATGGTACATATGTAGATTTCACTCCAACTAATGCAGTTTACACAGCATCAACAGGTGCGTTAGATGTAATCTTCCCTGATCCAATTGTTGCTCCTGTTGTAGGAGATAGAATTGCATTTAAAGAAGAAGCAATTGCATTCCAATGCACATACAACAGCAATACAGAGACACACTCCAGTCCACTAAGAACAGATGCAAACTACGGTAAGAGTCATGTTATCACAGCAGTAAGTTCTTCTGGTGGTGTTACCACAGTTAGTTGTAATGTTGGTGATGCTGGTCTCGCATCTGGTTCTGCACATACTTTTGTTAGTGCTGTAGCTAATGGATCAATCCTTATCTACAATCCAACTCAACTCACATCTCCAATTCCTAAGTTTGAAGATTGGAATATTCTTCTAGATGCTAGTGCAGGAAATGCTTTAGCACAACACACACCAACAGCGGCAACATACAACCCTGCTAATGGTGACTTCACAATGACTGTGGTTGGTCATAGTGTTACTACAAGCAATAGCATTAAACTTGCTCCTGAATCATTCACATTTACATGTGCAATGGATGGCAATGCTACAGAGCATAGATTGCCAGAATCTGGTCAAGCAGCATATGCAAATTCTTTACCAGTCACATCAACAACTGCCGATACATTTACAATTAATGTTGGTGCATCTGGTCCTGATCAACAATGGACTCCATCAGATGCAACATATGATCCTGCTACAGGTTCTTTAGTTCTAACCATTGGTAGTGGTCATGGACTATCTACTGGTGAAGGTGTTGTAATTGATGATGGTGGTCTATCGTTTACCTGTACGATGGATGGTAATCAGACTACCAAGACTTATCCACGTAACGGAATTGATCCTTATTCTGGAAGATCTATCCCAATCGATAGCGTAACTGATACAACTATTACCCTAAACGTTGGTGTATCTGGTCCTAACGTACAATTTACTGCCCTTTCTGGTACAACCTACGATGCAACAACTGGTGATCTAGTTCTGAACATCGGTCAGCATGGTCTTGGAGTAGGTCGTGGTATCGTAATTGCTACTGATTCCCTCTCCTTTACTTGTGATCAGGATAGCAATGGTTCTATTCACACATATCCTCGTGCATCTGACCCTGCTGCAGGTCAATCATTAGCTATTACAGCAGTTGGTTCTACTCAACATACAGTTACTAACGCAGTTTATACCGCATCTAATGGCAGATTGGTACTAACATCTGCTGGTCACGGTTTTGCTAATGGAGATTACATCAAAATTGCTGATGGATCTCTCACATTTACCTGTGATCTAGATGGCAATACAGCACAGAAAGCATATCCTCGTGCTAACTTCGACTATCCAAGTGGAAGATGGTTACAGATCAGTAATGTAACTACCGATACGTTTGAGGTTAGTGTTGGCAATTCTTCTTATACTGGAGCACATACATTTGTAAGTGCTACAGCTAACGGCATTGATAGACAGACTGGAACAATTACAGTTAATGTTGGTGCATCTCCTGCTGGTCAGCAGTATACACATAATTTTGTATCCTCAACAGTTGGTGCAATCTCACATAGTCCACAGTCTGCACACACATTTGTAACTGCTGCTACTAATTGCCTCAAGCATCTACCACAATCTGCACATACATTTGTAAGAGCAGCACAGAATGCTGCTGTTGTATATGCTTCTGGTGGTAACGCTAATTGTTCTGGTGTTGCATCTTCCATCAACACATCGATGGAACTCTTTGAAGACATTCTAGATGGAACAATTCCTGCAGGATCTACTAATAGAACTAGCAATCCTCTATATGATACCGCACAAATTCTTTCTTATCCAGAGAACTTTGTTACTGATTCAAATAACAATCGTCTGGCAATTCGTGGTATCTTTGATGATTATCCAATTATTGAAGCATCTCCATACACCCAGAACGCTTCTGTTATCTCCTTCCTAGGTGGTGGCGGTGCTGAGGTTGACGGTGCTAAAGTCAAGCAACCTAACTGTCCTTTCCCTGGTCTAGAACTAGACGGAACAGCATCCTTCCCGAACCAAGGTAAGTCGATGGTTGCATCGGCATTTACGATTGTCTCCTTTGGTGGTACTGGTTATAAGGTCATCAACGATGGTTACACCCAGTTGGTTTCCGTCTTCGTTATCTTCTGTGCTGACGGTGTTCTTGCTGAGTCTGGTGGTTATTGCTCCATCACGAACTCTGCTACAAACTTCGGTCAGTTCGCACTAAGAGGTGTAGGTTTCCGTAAGGATCCATATGAGTTTGACATCGCAACAATCTCCAACGTTTCCTCTACTCCAACTGGTAGAACTATTCTAACAGTAAGTGGTCTTGGTAGAGAACCACTAGAGCACTATGTTGTCAAGATTGACGGATACGAAAATACAAATCCTGATATTGAATACTTCATTGATGTCGTTGCTGGCGTCACTGTTGGTCCTCCTTTCTCTGCTCAGCTAACGATCGATGATGGTACTGGTGGTGCCATGGATCTAACAGATAAGTCCACTGGTCAAGCAGTAGCTACCAGTGTTCTATCTGGTCAGACAATCAATCTACACAGACCATCTATTGTTAACTCCTCCTCTCATACTTGGGAATTTGCAGGTTCTGGTACTAACTATCTTGCACTACCTGAGAACGGTGGTACTAAGATCGAAGCATACGAGCAAGTATCTGAGCAATATGGTCGTGTATACGTCTCTGGTACTGACGAACTTGGTGACTTCAAGGTTGGTACATTTGCTAGAATCGAAAACAGAACTGGTGCTATTACCTTTACTGGTACGGTTACCATCTCTGAAGTTGAATTCTTGAAACTGAAAGGTGGTGACGTTGTTGTTACTGGTTTCGACGCATCTAACACACTTGGTGGTGCTAACTCCAGTGACTCTAAACTACCTACTCAGAAGGCAGTTAGAGATTATATCACTAACAACCTCGGTCCATACATCAACAAACCATATTCTACGAACGCTGTTCCTAGAGCACTGGTTGAACTTACTGACTCTGGTAAGATCTCTATCGACCAGATCCCAGCACTTAGACCATTCAGTGTCTTCACTGTTGCAAACCAAGCAGAGAGAACATCTCTAGAAGGCGCACTTGCTGGTGACATTGCAATTCAACAGGATACATCACAGTCATTCATTCTTAACAATGACAACGATAGTCTCTTCCTTGGATTCCAACCAGATGCAAGTCTTGCATTTACTGTTGGTGACATCTTCACTGGTAGTTTAACTGGTGGTCGTATTCAAGCTACTGAGTACAGAAAGGGTGTTGTCTATCAGATCAACGTTACTAACGGTGGTTCTGGTTACACTACTGCTCCTACAATTACATTCTCTGGTGGTAACCCAGAAGCAGGCGCAGTATCAGCAGCAGCAACTTGTACCATTGCAAACGGTCAAGTTGTTACTGTCACAATCATTGACTTTAATGGATTTAAAGGTGGTAAAGGATATACCACTGCTCCTACCGTAACATTTGCTGCTCCTGTTGGTGCTGGTACACAAGCAGTTGGTAATGCTCTAATTGAGAGCAGACTGTATGGTGATATCGTTAACAACATCAAGATTGAAGATACTGATACATTCGACGATAGCACATCGCCTACTGCAAATACAGTCAACATTAACAGAGTTGTCAATACTTCTTCCTTCACCAACTCTAACTGGGTATCTCTATCTTCTAACCAGATTGCTGCATCTGACATCACATCTGGTGTTATTGAAACAGATAGACTTGCATCTGGTGGTGCTGCAAACTCCTTTACCTTCCTCCGTGGTGATCAGAACTTTGCTCTCGCAATGCAATCCATTAAGGGTGCTGAGGGTAGATACTTTGCAAAACTAGCATCTCAGTGTACTACAGGATCATCTCAGATGGTCTTTACCACGAACTCTGATGTTCTTATCGGTCACGAAGTTAAGAACACTGTAAGTGGTGTCCAAGCTAATACAAACATTACTGGTGTTATTACAGCAGCAGGTCTAACTACGATCTCCCTAAACAACCCAGTCAATGCAACGATTCCTCTTGGAACAATTATTGAATTCGAGCGTGGTGCATCTCCACTAACGTTTGAGTCAACATTCACTCAAGGTGGATTCGTTGATGACGTTATTATTGCTAACGCTGGTTCTGGTTATACCAACGGTCAATACTTCGACGTATCTCTAACTGGAGGATCTGGAACAGGTCTCAAGGTAAACTTTGTTGTTGCAGGTAACGCAGTTACAGAAATTACCGTAACTGATGGTGGTACTGGATACAGCGGTGACTTTACTATCACTACTGCTCCTGGTGCATTAGGTGCTGGTTCTAATCTTGTCTTAGAAGCAAAAGTTTCTACTGTTAACAGACAGTATGCAAACGTTGCTATTGACGTTCAGAGAGCTACTGATCTCACAATTTCTGCTGACCTCTACGGTACAATTGGTGTTTCTAGATTCAAGAAATCTCAGTTTAACATCGGTCAAGCAGGTAACGGTTCTATCGAACTTAAGACTGGTGCAGACAGTGGACTTGACGCTGACTTACTAGACGGTGTACAAGGTTCCTTCTACCTCAATGCTAGTAACATGAGTGCTGGTACTCTATCTTCTGATAGACTATCTGGAACTTATAACATCTCAATTTCTGGTACAGCAGGTAACACGATTCGTGTTCTCACAGGTACTAACAACCCATCTTCTTCTCCTGCTCCTAACAACTTCAGTTCTGGTATTGTTGCTAACACAATCTTCAACAGTGCTAACGGACTAAACGACGGTGGCACCAGAAACATGACCGTAACCTTCAGAAATGGTGGTTCTGGTTTCGATGCTGGATTTGGTGGTGTAAGACAACTTGCATTCACAGATAATGATAACATGTATATCCGTGGATCTGGAACTGGTGTTTCTAGTTTCGGTACATGGGCAAAAGTCTGGTCGTCTCTAAATGACGGTCTTGATTCTGGTCTTGACGCTGACAGACTTGACAATAGACAAGGTGACTGGTATCAGAATGCACTTAACATCAACTACGGAACATTATCTGATAACAGACTTCCTAGATTTATCAGTGCAACCAACTTTAGAGATAATGTAACTGTCAAAGGATTCCTTGGTGATCCTAAGTTCAGAATTTACTTCTCTGGAGTTATTCTCGATACATCTTCTACTGGTGTATTTGCTCCTGGTAATCCTATCAACCTCTACAATGCTAACGCACAGGCAGTTGGTAGCTTTACTATTGACTCGGTTACTGTTAATGATGACACCTCTGACAACTTCAATGACTTCACCATTCTAATTGGTAGACTTACTTCTGGTAACTTTATTGGTGCTCTTACCGCTGGTAGTGCATCTAACAGACAACCATTTGATGACTTTACTCTAGAAGATGGTAACACAGTAGATGTTGGTAAGATTGTTAACAATGCTGGATCTGGTGAACTAAAACTTGGAAGAGTTGATGGTCAATCATCTAGTCCTGCAATTTACTTCAGGTCTTCTCAGTTAGTACCTGGAGCTCCAGACAACCACTTTACAGCTAAACTCGAAGCTGCTGGTGGTACTGCTACAGCAGGTTCTGGTACATTGGCATTGACAGTTCTAAATGCTGATGCATTTACTATCAATGGTCAGAGAGCATGGAACGAAGGCAACATTCAGTTTAGTTCTTCTAACATTGCTAACTACGCAGTACAACGTGATGGTTCTGGCAACTTCTCTGCTGGCACAATTACTGCAACCTTAACTGGTGCTGCATCACTTAACGTTCTTAAGACTGGCGACACCATGACTGGTTCGCTTGTCCTAACTGGTGCAGGTTCCAACCTCACTGTTAGTGGAACAGCAACTATCAATAATGTAACAACGTTAACTAATGACCTTAACGTTGATAGCAATACATTATTTGTTGATGCTTCCGAGAATAAGATTGGTATTGGCGAGACCGTATTCACTAACCGTGCTGGTCAGTCATACGTTAAGTTGAGAATGAGACCTTCTAACTTCAATGGTTATGGCAATGTTCATGGAATTGACTTTGCTCAGTTTAATGGTAACTGGGTAGATGGTTCTGGCGGT